CTCCCAAGCGACCTGACACTCCGGGGAAACCCCGAAGGCACGTTCGAAGCTAAGGCGTGCGTCTCCACACACCTCAACGGCAGACCCCAACTCCGCCAACGTCGCGCCGACGACAAAATAATCAGCCAAAGCTGCTTGCGGCAGCTCCTTCCCAAACAACCCCGTAATGTCGAGTATCTTAAGAGCATGAGCCTGCAAAACAGGCACACCGACAGCAAGCGAAAGCTCGCAACGGGCCACTCCAGAGATCCAACGCCTGGCAAAAGAAGGCTCCACCAACCACCTGTGACTAGCACAGGCGCCGGACAAAACATTCCAAGGCTCCCTGACCATCGTCCAACCCAAACGAGGCCCAAGATAAACAGGCGCGGACCTACCGAAGCGAATCCTCTCAAGAACGGTCACAGGCTCCTCTAACGTCAACTCATGTCCAGAGTCCTCCAGCACATCTTCGGCAAAATTCGCAAGAACCCGAGCCAGGTCGCTCTCATCACAAAACAAGAGCGCATTGTCACCATCGGCCAGGATGTCAAACCTAACGCCTCTGGTCAGGAGAACCCCGACAACAGAACAAAGCATGAGCAACGAATTGCCCATGCCAGTGTTAAAATCGCCGGACGCTCTACCACCTGGTCGCGAAAACTTCAACCCAGAAGATGTCTTTCCCTCAAACCGCTGCTGGGAAAGAAGAGAGGCCAGCCTACGGTCTCCACCATAGGCAGCAAGGTAGACCTCTCTTTCTGCAAGAACCTGTCCCTCAGTGACGTGGGCTTCGAAGGCCTTACCGTCTACCTCAAAACAAACGGGGCGCTGGAATCCATCAAACTTACGTCTAATGAGATTGGCGCGTTGACGGGGATTGAGGCCCTTGGCCACAACTCTGGTGTTAGAGCCCCCAAAGAGCCTTCGAGCAGTAAGGTTTCCCCACAACCAATGCTCAAAAGGCTTCAGCCAAGAAGCGAGCGCGAGATTGAACCTAGGAGATCTGGGAAAAATCATCCTAGGCTTGGCATCCTTCGCCGCGCCACACTTCTCAGCCTTCAGAAACGCAGAAAGCTCCGAATCTTTACTTGTCAAAGGGTCGAATCGGAGTGAGCGTTCTGCCTCGAGGTACTTGCGGCGCATCGCTCCCGTATAAGATTGCGCCGTCTCCAGATGTGTCCACTTATAACCGCCATACCTGCGGGCCAACCGCTTAAGGGATTTTAACACCCTCAAGAAATCGGCGCCAACCGCAGAATCAGCCGGCCGGGGCAGAGGACACAGAGACCGCTTCAACAAAGCCGCGATCTCGTTGTGTATGCAATTGGCATGAACACCAGGGCTCCAAGTTCCGGGAAGAGCCGTGGTGCACGCCACCCTCATGGCACGCTTCTGGTCCAAGCAAACAGCCTGGAGGTCCAAAGGGATGTCCAGGGAACACCCCTCCGCCACCACAACGTCGGTGTGCCCGACGCAATAGCCACGGTTAAGGACCTGGCGACCCTAAAGCCACCAGAAACGGGCGGAGCCAGTGACCCGCAACGACGCGGAGAGAGCACGCTCTCCCCGCGACACGGGCCATGCGACCTGCATGGCACCCTGAAGTGCCACATAGGTGTCGGCCTGAGTAAGACCAACCTTCTTGCACCAATCCAAAGCCCGGAGCTTAACGGATTCAACAAGAAGCGCATTACGTTCCCTAAGGTACACGTAACTGGCAAGCTTGAACAACAACTCAGTGTAAACCACTGACCTGACACCGTCAGGATGCACAACGACCAGGTACGCCTGGTCGGGCTTGTCGTCAAGACAATGGACAACGCCGCCACCAACGACGTTGAGACCGCTATCCAGCTGGTTGGCCAAAAGCGCAGCGTGGTGGTGCCACTGCCGCGTGGGGAGGTCTGGAACCCACCGCCCACGCAACAGCTTACCCACAACACCGCCACTCACGCCCAACCACCCTTCAACACGGCGCACCCACACGGCGCGCCTGCGGACCCTGGAGACAACAGCCTCCGAGAGGGGACAATACGTGTCCTGCCCCTCAACCCCTTCCCCGGTGGCCTGCCCAAGCTCACCGGTTTCTTGCCCAAAAACGGGCCCTCGCTGGACGGGGTCAAACATACCAGCGGCCAGAAAAGGTCGAGCCACCCACAAAGCAAACAACAGCTGGGTGGACACAACAGCCCCGCGCAACAACACCGACAAAACCGCACGCCTAGACAAGCGGGCAAAATCGGGCATCACGAAAGAGGCCCAGCGCCTGGCGACGCTGTGAAACAACCGAGTTTTCAAGAGAGAAAGAATGGCGTCTTTGTTTAACTTAGTTGTGGCCATCATGAAAACGTAGGTAGAGCCCTTTGTAAGGGCCAAAACACTTGCGACTTTGATTTCCATTGAGGTATCAACAAGTTTCTCTCAAACGCGGGCACAAACAACAAAGCATTCAGGCGCCTCCACACCCCAGATTCAACCAACCCCATCCCGGGGGTTTACAGGGAGTCTAGACAGGTAGAAAAGGAAACCTGACGGCCGTGTCGCGAGCACCGCGCCTCTTGCCGAAGCAGCCGAAGCCGG